GATGTTGCAGTTAAGCATCCGCTCTACAATCTTTTGTGCCGGTCACCAAACTATGAAATGACGCCAAGCCGGTTCATGCTGATGATTGTGGCCAGTATCTGTTTATGGGGAAACTCATATATTGAAATTATTCGCAGTGCATCAGGCCGGATTATTTCATTGAATCCATTGCTACCCCAAAACATGGTGGTGACCAGAAACAAGACCAATGGAATGCTGAAATACACTTACACCGAAAGCAGTGTTAAGCGTGAAATCACTGAAAAAAACATGATGCATGTTCGTGGTTTTGGTATCGATGGGGTGATGGGTTTATTTAAAGTCCAGAAGGCGCGTGAAACTATTGGGGCTGCACAGGCTGCTGAAGAAGCTGCTGCCAAGTTCTTTGAAAACGGTTTGCAGACATCAGGTCTTTTATCTGCTCAAGGGAAATTAACGCCGGACCAGCGTGAATCACTTAGAGATAACATGAATAAATTCATGGGATCCAAGAATGCCGGAAAAATGATGGTACTTGAAAATGGTATGCAATACCACGGCATCACCATGAACCCTGAAGCAGCTCAGATGTTAGAGACCCGAACATTTGAAATTGAGGAAATTTGCCGCTGGTTCCGGGTACCACCTTTCATGGTTGGACATTTGGATAAACAAAGTTCATGGGCTTCAAGTGTTGAAGGTATGAACATGCAATTCCTGACCAATACCTTGCGTCCATTACTGGTCAATATTGAACAGGAAATTTCACGGTGCCTGATTGGTGCTGCAGAGTTTGAAACCTATTACGTTGAGTTTGGTGTGGAAGGCTTATTGCGGGCAGATTCAAAAGGCCGTGCTGAATATTATGCATCTGCACTCAACAATGGTTGGTATAACCGAAATGAGGTCAGACGCAAAGAAAACGAAGCGCCTATTGCAGGTGGGGAAATTTATACAATTCAATCGGCATTAATTCCGCTTGATCAAGTAGGGACCAATTACAAAGGTGATAATAATGAGCAAACGAAACCTGCTGCCAGTCGCTAATTTTAATGCAAAAGAAAAAGGTGGTGTTTCGCCGTTAGCTTTTGATCGTTGGAATCCTGCAATTAAAGCATCAGATGAAAATGACAACACGATTGGTATTTATGATCCGATTGGTTATGACTACTGGGATGATTCTGGTGTGACTGCTAAGCGGATCAGTGCGGCATTGCGTTCACTTGATGGTGCTGATGTTGTAGTCAATATCAATTCACCGGGTGGTGATGTATTTGAAGGTCTGGCTATTTATAACCTGCTTCGCGAATACAAAGGTCATGTGACTGTACGTGTTTTAGGGGTGGCAGCTTCAGCAGCATCATTTATTGCCATGGCTGCTGATGAGATTCAGATTGCCCGTGCTGGTTTCTTTATGATTCACAATGCCTGGACAGGACTTCGGGGTAATCGCAACGACTTGCGTGAAACTGCAGATTTCCTTGAGCAGATCGATGACACGATTGCTGATATTTATCATGTGCGATCTGGTCTTAGCATGGATGAGCTTAAAGCCGATATGGACAAAGAGCGATGGATCAATGGGCGTGATGCTATTGATAGTGGCTTTGCCGATGCCTTCCTGCCATCTGATGTGGTTGTTGAAGATACAAAGAACTTCACTAAAGAAAAAGTCGCTGCCCATAAAGCAGATATCTTGCTTGCCAAAGCGGGAATGTCTCGAAGCTCACGACGGGAACTTATTCAAGATTTAAAGGGTACGCCTGGCGCTACCAACCAAGCTACGCCAAGCGCTAGCAATGATGTACTCGAAAGTGTTCTTCAAAGTATGCGCAACGCTACCGAGAAATTTAGCACTTAAAACCTGATAGAAATTTTATGACCGCCTATATGGCGGTTTTCTTATTTTTGAGAGATGAAACATCATGACTGATCAAACTAAAGACCAAGCTGCTGCGGCACTTAAAGAAGTAAATAATCAACTTAAAGCGCTTACTGAAAAAGTTCAACCACTGGCTGAAAATGCTTTAAATGAAGCGAAAAAAGCCAATGATCTATCTGCTGAAACCAAAGAAACAGTAGATAAAACGCTGACTGATCTAAACAACTTGCGCCAAGCCCAGAATGACCTACAGGTGAAGTTGGGTGAAGCTGAGCAATTATTTGCACGTGGTGGCACTGGTAATCCAGGTGCACAAGTGGATGCTCGTGCAGGTGATCTTGCTGTAGAAGATGGGCAGATTATTTCATTTGCAAGCAATGCAACTTCTGGAAAACGTATCAGTGTAGCTGTTCCCCGTAATGCACTGACATCATTTGCAGTAAACCCTGTTGATGGTTCGACTCGTATTGTGACTGCGCCAAATCAGCGCGTGACCATCCGTGACCTATTAGCTCCAGGTCAAACGGCCAGTAATGCGATTGCTTACTTACGTGAAACTGGATTTACCAATAACGCTGCACCAGTAGCTGAAAACACCACCAAGCCATATTCAGAATTAACATTCGAAGAAGTGCTGGAAGGTGTGAAAACGATTGCTCACATGCTGAAAGCATCTAAGCAGATCCTTGATGACTTGCCTCAGTTACAAAGCTTTATCAATGGTCGTTTGCTTAATGGCCTTAAGCGTGTTGAAGATGCGCAACTATTATTTGGTTCAGGCACTGGTAACAACCTGCATGGTATTTATACTCAGGCAACCGCCTATTCAGCTCCAATTACGATTGCATCACCGACTCGCGTAGATACTATGCGTTTGGCCATGCTGCAAGCTGCTTTGGCGGATGTGTTTGCAACAGGTCATGTGCTACACATGAATGATTGGACTGCAATTGAATTACTGAAAGACACTACCGGTGCATACTTGTTTACTAACCCGTTCTCACCTAATACGCCAAGTCTTTGGGGGTTGCCTGTTGCTGAAACCAATCATGCAGCAATGGCTAGTAAATTTTTGACTGGTAGCTTTGCTGAGGCTGCTCAAATCTTTGACCGTGAAGATGCAAACGTGGTGATCTCAACCGAAAATACTGATGACTTTGAAAAGAACATGATCTCTGTTCGTTGTGAAGAGCGTCTGGCATTGGCTGTGTATCGCCCAGAAGCATTCGTAAAAGGTGAATTTCCAGCTTAATTAAAATCCCGAAGGGGCCAGTCGGCCCTTTCACCTTGGAGTTTAGAACATGAAAATTAAATTCTTAGTTGCTGCAATGCTTGGAAATAAGGTTTACGTCAAAGGTGATGAGGCCGAGATTCCAGATATTACGGCCGGGGAACTCATCAAGAAAAAATTAGCGATTGATCCTGAACAGGCGGCAGATGATAAAGCCAAAGCTGATGCGGAAAAGAAAGCCAAAGCTGCAGCCGATAAAGAGACCAAGGCCAAAGCGGACGCAGAAGCTAAGGCAAAAGCCGAGGCTGAGGCGAAAGCTGAAGAGGAAAAGTTAAAGGCAGAAGAAGAGGCTAAGGCCAAAGCTGCTGCAGAAGAAAAAGCTAAAGAAACTAAAACAAAGTAAGGTCATATCATGCCAGTTATTAACATTGAAAAAGCTATGGTTCATTTGCGAGTAGATGAAGATACTGGCGGTGATGTCCTGGCTAAGTTGAATTCGGCAGAAGATAAAGCGGCTCAATATTTGAACCGCTTTTTTTATGCCACTTCAGCTGCATGGACAGAGGCGATTTCTCTCACTTTGGACCAGCTAAATTATGAGCTTGTGAAATATAAAGAGAGTTGCGATGCAGCTAATCTTGTTGCAGATCCAGTCTCAAGAAATATGCTGTTATCTGCGGCTGAAAACCTTAAAAAAGAAGCTCAGCGCAATACCAAAATGGCCATGCAGGGCATTGTTATCAATCCATCTATTGAAGCTGCTGTTTTACTGATCTTAGGTAGTCTTTATGAAAATCGTGAAGATGAAACCAGTACCACGGTAAATGAGTTGCCGAAAGGCGCTTTGTGGCTGCTTGATCCATACCGTTTAGATCTGGGGGTATAGATGAGAGCAGGTCCTTTAAGACATCGCATTCGTATTGAAGCCTTTACCGAAACCCAAGACAAAAACACAGGTCGCATTACTCAAGCCTGGACAGAGTTTTGTACAGTCTGGGGAAAGCATGAGGCTTTATCTACGCGCGACCAGCTGCAAGCTCAGGCAATTGACTCGAGCATGAATGCACGTTGTCGCATTCGTTACAGCTCAAGGGCAAGTCAGATTGATTCAACCATGCGTCTATATTTCCGAGATAAGTACTGGAAGATTGACGGTGATCCGGTACCAGACAATGAAAGCGGTCTTGAGTGGTTGACGCTCAATCTTGCAGAAGGTGAATCAGAATGGCATCAGTCGAGTTAAATATTGAAGGCTTGGATGAGTTAAATAAGAAACTTAAACAGCTTGGAAATAGCAAAATTGCCAAACGTATTGCACGAAAAGCTGGGCGCCAAGCAATGAACCTAGTTCGTGATGCTGCACGTAGCAATGCAAAGGCAATTGATGATCCTGAAACACGGGAAAAGATTCATAAGAATATTGTGACCCAAGGTGGTAAGAGCCGTAATCCCAATGAGATTAAGATTCGAGTGGGGGTGAAAGGTGGGGCGGGTCAGAATCAATACTCTGTCAGCACGGCTGGTTTAAGTGGTGGAGATACTCGGCACTTTAGATTTATTGAGTTTGGTACCAGCAAGATTCCAGCCACTCCATTTTTAAGACCTGCTTTAGCTAATAATGTTGATAAGGTCACAACCAAGTTTGTCCAGGTATTTGATGCTGAAATCACCAAAGCATTACGTGAGGCTATATGACAGCACCTATTTTCCCATTGCTTAATGCAAGTGATGAAGTTAAGTCCTATCTGGAATCTGGCGGGATTTTACGTGCATTTGAATTTGGTCTTGCACCAGATAAACCAAAGCCGCCGTATCTGGTCTGGCAGGATATCTCTGGTATTCCGCAAAATCATTTAGATTGCCCGGCAAACATCGATCATGTGACGATCCAAGTTGATATCTATACAACGAATGCGGATGACCTGCGAAATATTCGTGAAGCGGTTCGTAGAGCTTTTGAGCTTGATAATTCGTGCACTGTGACTGGCCTACGAGGAAATGAGCGCGACCCAGATAGCAAGATGTATCGAACCGGTTTTGATTCGAATTGGTTTGTAGATCGATAAATAGAATTTTCCACATAGCACCCAACTGGGTGCTTTTTTTATGCCTAAAATTGAGGAGTAGCTACTCATGGCACATGTTAAAGCGCAAGGTACACAAGTATTTGCGGTAGTAGATGGCGCAGTG